ATTGTCCTTCAGTATTTCTACCCCAAGCAAATAACAATCCATCGCTACGAATAGCAACAGTGTGTAATCCACCACTACTTATTTTACTCCAACTGAAATAACTAGGGGTTCCGCTATCACCTAATAAGCCATTGGTATTGTCGCCCCACATGTATAGACTTGTAGGAAATCTGTTTAGACCTATTAGTTTGAAATCCGCGAAGGACATTTAAGCACTCCCGGGTTTTGTTGGGTAAGTTACAGTTGATTCGTTTACAAATTCAGTATCAGTTGTGTATAAATTTGGTAAATCACGTAGTGCTTGCCTATATTCCTCATATAATTGAGTTAACTCAGTGCCGTTTAACTTAATAACATCGGCGAGTTGTGTGAAATCAGTTTCTGATAATAATACATCACGTTTATTACGCAATGTTTCCATAGCAGAATTGTGTTGTGCTAATTTAATAGCGGCTAATTCTTCTGTAGTTTGTTGTGTTACTTCAGGAAAAACAATATCAATTATTTCATATGTTTCAACAACACTATCATTTTCAATCGCATGAATAGGGTTACCTACATATTGCGTATCACTATTATACGTTGGTGTTGTTTTAGTAATGGTTCTCCAGCCCAAACTATACAATGTGTCTGTATCATTTGCTAATAGATAGAAATTACTGATGTTTCTCCAGTTATCTGGATATAAATCATATACACCTGTAATTTTTCCATCTTCTATGTGTGCATAGTTTGCCATTATAAATTCTGTCCCGAAATGAACGCTTCCCAGCTACTTCCGCCGTCTGAGCTAAAAAATACAAAAACGTCTTTCTTATTTAGTGTGCTTGTAATTGATGGTGCTGTACCACTGGGCCATTTAAAGTTTGTTGGCCATGTTACTGTACGTGCTGTACCATCACCAGTAATAATAATCATCATACTTGCTACAATACCGGCTGCTGGTACGTTAGCAATAGTAATGCTTGTTATGCTTTGTGTAAGTGTAAATTCAAATACGGTATAAGTTGTTAAATCTAATGCTAATAAACCACCAACAATAACAGGGCTAGTAGACAAGTTGATTGCAGTAGCTCCGGTGCCGCCACTACCACTACCAGTAACGTTAGATGACGGTATCTGTTGCCAAGTTAAAGTAGTACCAGATTGAATGAAGGCTTTGTAGAGATAGTTATTTGTAGGATTGTACCACTCATCCCCCGGGTTACCTAGCGGGGGTTGAGTTGTTGATACGGTGTGTTTGTTATAATCTCTTGTACTCATGACCTAACTCCTAGTGTAGATTAGGCCTGTGCTTCCGTCCAAGAGATACGTGCGTTAATACTGTTTGTACCTGAGCCACTAATAACAGTAGCACAAACTGTAACAATATCAGGACCGTCTGGATATTTACCATTAGCAGTTGTTGGACAATTTAATGATGTTCCACCACCAATAATGCTTGTACCAATATCTCGAACCAAACTCAAGTCTTGCTGTGTAACACCTGCCGCATTAGTAAAGAATGAGAAAATAGATTCACCACCTGTGATTGTAGTACTTGCAGTATGCAATGCATATTGTGCTAAACTAGAACCACCAACTGATGCGAATGTTCCGCTACTTACAACCCCGTTCAATATCAAATCAATACGATATGGCTGAGTTGTGTATGCATCCATTTGTCGCATAATCAACTGCATGCGGTTAATAATTTCACGTGATCCTAATAATCCAGTTAAACCATTATCAACACTTGGCGAAATACGAATACTAATAAGAGCATAACGAACACCTGCTGTTACGTTTGAGATAGGAGTGTTTTGACCAACGTTGAACACCAATGATTTATCATCGTCATAACGTCCGTCCATGATAACTGATGAACCCCAGTGACTGATTGTACTTGCTTGTACTGGGCTACTTAATGTAACCATGATTGGTGCTGTACCACCCGGTGTATAGTTACTTGCACCAGTAACAGTAAATGTAGTTGCTGATCCTGTACCACCTGTTTGAGCACGTGAACCAATTGTCAACGATGTTGTATAAAGTCCATAAGAGTTTAGACCATTTAATGTTTTTGCTGTAAATGAAATGAATTCAATTGTACCACCAACACTTGCTTGGTTAACAACAACTGTACCAGAACTTGGCCAATCATCTAAGTTACCAAACAATGTCATTGTAGCACCCGTAGTAGCAGTACTGGATAATGTAGCTGTCAAATATGAATAATATGCTTGTGTATTTGTTTCATAACGTGCCGGTAAGTTACCAGAACGCATATATGCTTCTGTGTTTACGTTGTTGTTTGGAATACGATGACAATAGATGATTTCACCACGATTGTTTTTGAATCCAAAACGAATTGCACCAGCACCGTACCATGTATAGTCCATATAGAACATCTGCATACGTGTTAAATCAATACTGTAGCCACTTGCACCAGTACCATCTAACTTGTCAATATTAAAGTTACTTTGTTTATAACGTGTATCAATTGTTTTACTAATCAAAATATTAGTTGCAGTTACACCACGATATTCTGGATAGACTTGCATACTTGTATCACTAGTAATTACTAACACAGTATAACTTTGACCACGAATAACAATCATATCGCCGGGCTTAATTTGACTACTGAATGTAGTGCTTGTACCTGTAACAGTAGGTGAACCGTTTGTTACAGCAACAATACCACTTAGTTGTCTTGTTGAGCTACGCTTGACTGCATATAAGTTTTGCCCATCATATTCATAGAAGAAACCGTTTTGTTGGTCAAACATACCAACACGATTCTTACTACCAAACCAACTTGTTGGGCTGATTGCAATCTCACCTACACCAACTGAGGTAGCTGGGTAAGTTGCAGGTGTTGAAGTAGCTGTATATGTAAACTGTAATAGAGTAGGAGCACTTGCTACAGTAAATGTTCCGTTGTATGCGCTATCATCACAACCAGTAACCTTAATAGTTGTACCTGCACTAAATCCATGAGGGAAGCGTGTGTTAACAGTAATAGTTGTACCACTACCACCGTTACTTACGCTGTCAACATAAACGGCTGGCTTTAAAATAGTACCAGTACTGAATTGAATGCCTTTACCAGATTGATAACGGAAATAACGACGGGTTTGACGAATAACCTGATAACCGTGATATGGTAATTGATTTGTAAACTGTACACCACCGTCAAACGCACGATGTGTAGTAAAACCTTGACTACGAACAAATACAGTTGCTGTTGATCCAGCCGCTAATGTCGCTGTACCAGCACTGATAGTTGACGTAATAGTAAAAGTAGTGTTAGTTGGTGTTGTTGCAATTTGCCAAGTACCATTTAAACCAGTAACACCTGTTGTACCCGCAATGAATACATGATTACCAATTGTTAATCCATGATGATATGTAGTAGTTACGGTAATAGCCGTACCGCTTGCCGCTATACTAGATGTTGGGATACCCGCACCAGTAAAGAATGTAGCGGCATACAAATATGTCTTGGTAGTATCTAATAGTGTACCGCCTACCATTGTAGGTGCATTGAATGTTTTGTATGTGATGCTTGTATTAGTTGTTACTGTATCAATTAACCACCATCCGTCAGCGTTACCAATATCTAATGAACCAACTACGAAAATAGGTTGACCGGCAGTTAAACCTGTTGTATTTGCCATTGTAACTGTAACCGTTGTACTACTTGAAGTTATGTTAGTAAACGTTGTCGCACTTGTTGCATCATAAAACGCACTTGGACGATTATTCAATAAGCTGATACTTTCCCACTTAGTTGGTTGTGTACCATATTCAAAGTCAGTATCAATTAATGATTGCGGTTGACTTGTACGCATTTTACCAACTGGGTCCATATATGTTTCAGCAGGAACCATTTCTGCATAAGTTTCTTCAACCATAATAGCAATTTTATCACTGCTACTATGACTTGTTGTGTTATATGATAAAACAATAGTGGTTGTTTCTGTACCAGTACTTGTGCTTACTGATCCAGTAATTGTTGCACCTAAACTTGGGTCACTAAAGTTATAAAGTATTGTACCTCTAGTTGTATTGGTAATCAATAACAATTGTTCTTGTCTGATTTGTTTGCCCGTGACAACGATTGTCTTTGTGCTTGGTGTAAATGTGTATTGCTCTAATATTACATGTTTCATCTTTTTAATCCCCGAATGCGATGGTAGCTGCCGAATATGGATAACGTCTGGTCTGAACTGACTGACTTGTACTTCTAACTATCATCACACATTGGTCTCCGTAGTTTGGTGCATTGTAAATGATGATATTACCACTTACAATTCTATATCCTTTAAAAGAATCGTACTCTCTAATCCAAGGATACTCTAACTCATTTACATAAGGAGCTAAAATCTGTCCGTTTATTATAACTTGTACGTCTTTTGAATCTGTTATTGTATTTATGCTAGTTTGATCCAGCAACAGCGAAAACACAGTTTTACTGCCATCAAATTGACTAGAAATATCGTTTAATACGATTGGAACACTACTATTAAACAATCCACCTGTGTAGGTTAAATTGCCTACATTTGAGTTTGCAGTCGTTGAATTGGTTAATTTTATTGTTGTTAGTGCCATAATATGTATTTAGCTTAAATTTTATAACGAATGATTACAATGCCTGAACCGCCATCAGCACCTGGACCGGGAAGTGTGCTTCCATTTCCTCCGCCTCCGCCTCCGCCTCCACCAGTGCCAGGTGTTCCCGCTGTTGCTGGAGTTGTTCCAGCTAAACCACCTGCGCCACCTCCGCCATTTCCGCCTGCACCTATGGTAGTAGTATAATGTCCACCTCCGCCCCCACCTGCATAATATGTAGAAGTTCCTGTTATGTCATAAGCTTTACCTATACCACCTGTTGTGCCCACACTTCCTTGACTAGCGCCGGTGCCCGCGCCGCCGGCTCCGCCTCCGCTTGCTCCTGTGCTTGCACCATTATCACTTCCTCCACCGTTACCAAAACCACCAGAAGCACTAGCAGGTTGTTGTCCTGTACCTCCAGAGCCATTACCAGTATCAGATCCTGCACCACCACCGGAACCACCTGCTAAAAGTGTTGCATTTGATGCTACTCTAGTTGAGCCGCCACCTCCCCCACCTAGTGCTATTAAACTATTAAAACTTGAATTTTGTCCGGTACTACCTCTTACTGTCTGACTTGGTGCCGCACTACCACCGGCACCAACTACAACTGAGTATATTCCAGGAGTAATACTTATGCCACTTGAATATATCAACCCCCCGGCACCACCGCCGCCAGCACCACCGTCAGAGGCTTGACAATATCCACCACCGCCACCTCCTGCAACAATCAATACATCATACGTCACATTACGAAATATTGAATGGTCACTAATATTAAAGATAGAAGTGCCGGTAGTAGTAAATATATGCACCCTGTAAAGGACACCTGACACATTGATGTTATATGTTAAATCTCCGCCGGTATGATATGCATTAGACCCTACATATGTAGAAGTCATACCGAATGAACCAGCATTAAATGCATTTAGTCTAGGCATGATTATGCAAAACTTGAATATTGTCCAAAAGCTGTGAAATTATTATTAGCTTTAATAAATGTGAATGTTATCACATCAGTACCGTTTGCTGTTCCGGAAGGTGTTGAATTTCCGTACCATTTAATAGTTTGTGAATTAGTATTGATAATTACATTGGCATTGGGTACATATGCTGTTGCACCCTGAGATAATATCAAACTTACGGTTGTGATTCTAGCATCAGTGATTGATACATTTGCAAAACTAGCAACAAAGTTACTTGACATACCTGAATGATAGAATGTAGCTGCCTGTGACACATCATGTACCACTGTTCCAGTAGCACCGGTTTTGTATACCAATGGTTCTACAACTGCGTTATATGTAAGTGTTCCTGCAATGTTTAATCCAGTCAATGTACCAACTGATGTAATGTTTGGTTGAGCAGACGCTGATACATTTACTGCAACAGGAACATTAGATACATTACCTGTTATGTTAGTAGCAGTAACATTGGCAATTGTAGTATTAGCAAACGTAAATGTTGCTGTTGTATCTACCATGTAAGGTTCTATTTGTGTTAATGCCATTTGTTATCCTTTATATTTTATATACCATAAGGTGTTAAATCACCAGTATTAGTTGATGGGTACGACCTAGAACCCAGTGGTTGCAATCCCCAAATAATTCTTACTGCACCGGCAACGCTAGCACCACCTGATTCAGGATAAGGTCCTCCAGAAGCAGCACTGGCACCACCACCACCACCGCCTCCGTAACTACCACCTGCGCCACCAGAAGTTCCACCTAAAAAAGTAACTTGCACGCCACTCACCCCGGTTGTACCTCCGCTGCCGCCCCCGCCACCAGTAATACCTGATGTAACATTAGAATTTTGTCCGGCAGCTCCACTAGTCCCTTGACCTAGTATACCAACACCACCGCCACCTGAACCACCAGACGGGAAGTTACCGTTACCGTTAGTGTCTCCATAAGCAACACCTCCACCTCCACCAGCTCCGCCACTACCTGCACCGGCGGCGGCACCTGATGTTGCACCTAAATAATAATTAGCTCCGGCTCCACCATTACCTGCATAGCCGCCTGCACCACCTCCACCAGCAGATCCATTACCACTTATTTGTTTGCCACCAGTGCCACCATTGCCGCCACCATCACCTACATAAGTTCCACCTAATGCATTACTTGTACCGTTTAGACCGCCACCTTGACCACCGCCACCTTTAACAGTAGTTGCATTGATAAAATAACTATCTCCACCAGTAACACCATTACCTGCTAAGTTTCCGGGTGTGCTTCCAGCTCCTACTACCACGGTATAAGTATTGCCAGGAACGACAGTTATGTTGTTTTTATAACCCAAACCACCTCCGCCGCCGCCCCACGCATTTGAACCTCCCGAGCCTCCAGCACCAACACATACTACTGAAACAGATTTTACACCAGCAGGGCACGTCCAAGAATAAGTTCCGGAAGTAGTATAAGTTTGTTGACCATATGGTACATAGTAAGTAGATTGCAATATCTCTCTTGCATTTGCTAATCCTGAACCACTGAATGAATTAAGCCTTAACATAATTATCCATAAAATGTAGATTGTCCTAAAACAGTCCAGGCTGCACCTGTTCTTACAAGACTAAACGTAATTAAATCAATTTTTGATGCGTTACCAGTAACTGCTATAGTAGCAATCCATTTAATAGTCTGTGCCACACCGTCTATCTGTACTGCTGTAGGTACATAAGGTGTTGCACCTTGATTAACTAGTATAGTAACCATTAATACTCTATTGTCTGTAGTTGAAACATTAGTAAAGTTAGCTGTAAAGTTGGCTGCCGGAGTGTTATGATAAAATACAGCACCTGTGCTTAAATCATGTGTTACGGTTCCAGTAGCACCGGTTTTAGTTAGTAAAATATCTGCGGATAAGCCATAAGAAACAAGACCAGATACAGTTAAACTTGTTAATGTGCCAACACTAGTAATATTTGGTTGAGCACTGCTATATACTGTACTTGCTATTAAAGCATTTGGAACTTGACTACTAGTATTGCTGATATTAATATTTGTGATGTTTGCAACGTTAGCTACTAAATTACCAGTAACAGATAAATTTGTTGAAACAACTTTACTATTTGCATTGTCTATCGTTAACAATCCTGTTCCAGCTAATGTACCGTTATTATTGAATTGTACTTGTGTATTACTACCAGCAGATCCAATAGTGTTAATTGCAGGACCAAATGTCATTACTTCAATTGGTGCATTATTTGGGGGTGCTGTTGTAAATGTTAATGTTGTTCCACTAACGCTATAATTAACTTTCTCTTGTGTTATACCACCAACAGTTACTAATGTGTAATTTTTGTTTGTTGGACTTGTGCTTAATGTGTAAGTAGTTCCTGTACCATTACCAGTAAAATTATTAAATGTTAATCCGGTTAATACACCAACTGTGGCTGCGTTCCATGACTTTACTTCAATAACCGCACCCACGTCAGGTGTACCAGTAAACGTAACAATGTTTGTAGATAATGTATATGCAGATTTTAATTGACTAACACCGTCAATATTGATACTGATAAAGTCTGCGCTGCCGGGGGTAAGACTTAGTGAAAATGAAGTTGTAACTCCATCACCGGTGAATGTATCAGTGAATACACTTAATGTAGGCAATGTTGCTGGATTTCGTGTCCAAGACTTATATGTACTATTGTAGGTGTACGTGATACCATTTTGTACCGCTACTTGACCGTTTGTTGGACTACTTGGGAATGCCATAATTTATGTTCTCTATGTATATTTAGTTAGATTGTCAGTGATCCCGAACTAGTAAAAATATATGTTCTATATCCATTTGCTACGCTTATTGTAGGGCTTCCTGTAGTAGATGTGGCTGGAGAAAAACTATCAGCATAGCGAATAATAACTACACCTTTACCGCCATTACCACCAAAGTAAGCGCCACCGCCGTAATAAGCTGCACCGCCACCTCCACCACCTGTATAAGGTGTACCATTAGTACCAGGACCGGTTATTGTAGAAGAACCGCCGCCACCGTAGCCACCTACTCCTGCAGTACCACTATTAACACCGCCACCACCGCCACCACCTGCAAAATACACACTAGAACTTACCACTTGACCTATTGAGTATGTAGTAGCTTGAGTTGTAGTAATAATAGTGCTAGTTGTACCTACACCACCGTTGCCACCTGCAGTACCACTGGCATCACTTCCTTGTGCGCCGGCACCGCCACCGCCTCCACCGGAGTTACTTGAGCCGCCGTTGCCACCGCGATTACCTAAACCGCCACTGGCACTAGCTGGTTGTAATCCTGAACCGTAGTGTGTAAGGTCAGCACCGTTCCAACTTGCACCGCCGCCCGAACCACCTGATGTCGCATTTGTATATGGACTATAAAATCCTCCAGTACCTCCACCAATAGCTGTAATCGTACTACTACCTGAAATAGATGAGTTTGCCCCGTTGTTACCTCCGCCGCCACTTACGCCAGCACCTCCGGCTCCTACTGTTATTGTAATTGCTGATCCAGGTGTCACAGAAAACCCAGTGTTTGTTACATATCCACCTGCACCCCCACCACCACAGCCTAAATTAGTTGCGCTTGCGCCGGAGCCGCCGCCTGCTACTACCAAATATTCAATAGCAGTAGCAATTAATAATGGATTATTAGCACCGGTACTATTAAAATTCTTAGTACTAAGTTTTTGCAAACTGTGAGTTTTTACAGCCATTAACTAATCTCCGAACCAAATAGATTAAAACTTAAATTTGCTGTACCGGCGTATACAGTGACTACATCAGTTGTGGCTAATGTTATTCCAATTGTTAGACTTATACTATCATATGCAGGAATAGCCGTATTATAAGCAATATACTGTGCCGCAGTTAATGTTGCACCTGCAGGTCTAATTGCAATTCTAAATGTATCAGCCGAATTGCCTTGATTACAAATAGTAATAGTAGAGACTACAGTGCTTGTTGCTGATGGAACTGTGTATAATGTTGTTGCTGTTGTTGCTGATGGATTACTTTGTCCTAAAACTTTGTATGTTGTTGCCATATATTTTCCTTATGCTCCCATTAATAAGAATGGGCTTAATGTAACTGATGTTGTACCACTGGTACTAGGTGTTGCAGAAAAAGTAGGTGAACTTATATCTACCCAATAACTTGCTGTTCCGTCGCTGATATATTCATATAAAACATTAGCTGTTGTATTAAACCATTGGTCGCCCAATAAATTACCAGTTGCCGGGGGTGATGTGTCAGAAGTATATGTTAGACTTGTTCCACCTCCTCCACTTCCGGAAACTGCCGCCCAACTTAAATTGCCAGCGCCATCTGTTTTTAAATAATAGTTGGCTGCTCCGCCACCAATGTATACGTTACCTGCACTACCTAAATTAGTAATACCCGATACTGTTAAACTTGTGAGTGTACCAACGCTTGTAATATTAGATTGAGTTGCATTTATTACTGTGTTTGCTGAGTTAGCATTACCATATAGATTACCAATAAAGTAATTAGCTGTTGCCGCATTACCTAAGTTAGCATTTCCGCTAGTAATGTTACCTACTACCGCAAGATTACCAGTTACGTTTGCATAACCACCAATGTTTGCACCAGTGGTTGTAACAGTCATTATACCTGTATAACCACCAACAGTGAAGCTTACGTTACCATTAGCGGTAGCAATAAAGACGTTACTAGTACCATTGAATATATATCCAGCACCACCCAATCCTGTTAAGTTACTACCGTCACCATAAATATATTGTCCCTTAACTATACCGCTATTAGCGTATACATTACCAGATGTAATGTTAGTAGTAACTGCTAGATTTCCTAGTGTACCTACGTTTGTGACGTTGTATTGATTTGCTGTGCTTAATGTACCAGTCAATGCACTGGCACCAATTGTACCTGCGTTTGCATATACGTTACCAGCAGTGATGTTACCCGTGCCTAATAAAGCAAAACCAGTACTTGTTATATTTGCTACTGTTACTGCATTAACAGTGAATGTAATGTTTGCACCGGCTGTTGGAATTCTAATATTACTAGTACCGTTAGCAACTTGTCCGGCAGCATCAATACCACTTAAATAAAATCCATTACCCAAAAAGTAATTGCTGCCTGCACTGATATTACCTACAGTAGTTAATGTACCTGCTACATTAACGCCCGTACCAGTAATAGTCATTGTATTGTTACCAGCACTATAAACAGATACGTTGCCGTTCGCTACTGGAATGCTGACATTACTATTACCTAAATAAATTGTGTTGACGTTACCAATATTACTGATTAAGTAACCATCACCTTGTAAGAAGTTTGCTTTTACTAGATTACCTAAGTTAGCTGTACCAGAGCTAACTAAGTTCATGCCTGTACTGGTGAATGTTGCTACATTAGATACACTTGTTACTGATATTGTTACGTTACTGTTAGCGGCAACAACTACGTTACTGTTACCATTAACTAAAGAAACTGCTGTTACTGCTGAGATTCCTGATAATGCACTACCGTTACCAATAAAGAAATTAGCACGGACATTACCAAAACTATTGAATGTTGTTACTTCACTTGAAACTGTTACGTTACTACCAAATGCGAATTCACTGTTTGAACTGTCCCAACCCATGAAAGCATCAACAGGTACTGTCGTATAGTAATGTAATAATGTACCACGGTCTTTGCTGTCATTACTTGCTAGTGCCGCACCATTTGCACCACCGCCATATTCAATAATTGGGTCTACTACACGTGTTACAGTTGAATTTACTGATGTAGTAGTACCGGAAACTACTAAATTACCGCTTAATGTTAAGTTAGCACCAGAGATATCACCCGTTGCTGTTATTGTTCCGTTGCCAAAAATTGTATTAGCTGTTGCGTTGCCAACTGTTAAACCAGTTAATGTACCAACACTTGTGATGTTTGGTTGTGCGTTTGTTGTCACTGTTCCGGCAGTTCCGGCAGATACTGAATATGTAGAGTTAGCAACTGTGCCAGTAACATTAGCACCAACTAATGAACTTAATCCTGAACCGTTACCTATAAATCTTGCCGCAGTTAAATTACCACTTGAAGGCTGGTATTCTAAATCGTGTGCATTACCGTCTACGTACAACGCACTATTACCTGTACTAGATACGTATGTTAAAAAGAATGTGCTTGTATCTGTTGAATTTGCAGTTACATTAACAAAATAAGCAACGTTAGCATTGGCTACTTGCCCAGATACATTAGCTCCGGCAACTGAGTTAGCGGTAGTTGCATAAGCAACAGCACCCGATACATTAGCACCAGCGACTGCGTTTGCTGTTGTTGCGTAAGTAGCAAGACTTACCGCTCCCATTACGTTAGCACCAGCTACTGCATTAGCAGTTGCCGCATATGTTACTTGACCACTTACGTTAGCACCAGCTACTGCATTAGCAGTTGTCGCATATGCGACTGCACCTGATACATTACTACCTTGAATATTACTTAAATTATTACCGCTTCCACTAAAGTAATTTGCTATTACTAGATTACCTAGGTTAGCATTACCACTTGATATATTACCAGTAACAGATAGACTAGAAAGAGTACCAACACTTGTGATATTACTTTGTGCGGCAATTGTAATGTTGCCTGCATAGGCTGCATAGTTTGCATTTGCTACTGTGCCTGTTACATTTGCACCTGCTATGCTAGATAACCCTGCGCCATTTGCAGTTATATTAGTGACGGTTAATGTGTTAGAGGTTTTATTAAAAGTAAAATTGGCGCTAGCGCCAAAACTACTTGCATCATTGAATTGAACTTGGGTGTTTGACCCTGCAACACTAGAAACACCAGCACTAAAATTCCATGCTACACCATTAGCATATAATAAATTGTCTGTTTTTACATAATTAGCAGTTGCGGCGTTACCAAGATTGGCATTTAGTGCGATGAGGTTTCCGGTAGCTGTAACATTGTTGAATGTATAGTCACCGGTTGCATCTACTACTCTGGGTCTTATTTTTTCTAATGCCATTATGGTAAACTACTTTTCAATTATTTTTGTGTCTTAACCCAACCCTGTGTACTATTATAATAAACCAATGTAAATGCTGTACGGTTTGTGCTGACTGTCAAGTCTGAGCTTGCACCTTCAATCTTACCACCGTTTCTTGCAACAGTAATGTTATTTGTACTAGCAGAACCAGTAGCATCAATAATACCAACTTCGTCACCCAAACTTGCTGTCGACGGTAATGTTAATGTAACTGCGCCACCTGAACTATCAATCAAGTATCTTACACCTGCAATTGCAGTTGAACTTGAGTTAATACCCTGATAAACATATCCAAGTGAGCCAGCTGTACCACCATTAATGATTGTAATTTCAACGATAGCGCCGTTTGGTGGAGGATCGCTAAATGTAATAACTGCACCAGTTAAACTATAAGAAGACCTTGGTTGAAATACACCACCAATAGCGACTAGTGTATAGTTGATATTGACTGGTGTAGAACTTAGAGTTTTCATTGTCCAGCTACCGTCACCAGTATAAGTATCAACACTTAATGTAGTTGAAGGTAGTGCTGACCAACTTAGTCCACCTGATCCGTCTGTCTTTAAGAAGTAGTTTGCACTACCGCCAGTAATGTGTATGTTTGCAACTGCGCCCAATGCAACGTTACTTGCACCAGTTAAGTTAATTGTACCTGTACTTGTTACACCAGTTAGTGTACCAACACTTGTAATATTTGGCTGTGCCGCAGTGTAAACTGTACCTGAAACTAATGCATTTGCTACTTGACCTGATACGTTAGCACCAGCTACTGAGTTTGCAGTTGCCGCAAATGATACTTCACCTGATACGTTAGCACCTGCAACTGCATTAGCTGTTGTTGCATATGTTGCTAAATTAACAGCACCGCTTACATTAGCACCAGCTACTGAGTTAGCAGTTGTTGCATAAGCAACTGCACCGGTTACGTTTGCACCAGTAATACTTGTTAAAGCACTACCATTACCAATGATGTAACCACCTGTAACATTGCCGGTAGTAGTTAAATTACCACTGCCCAAATTTGCATAACCAGCAATATTTACACCAGTTGTTGTAATAGTAACTACGTTTGCAGTACCACCAACACTTAATGTAATGTTACCGTCAGCAGTTGCAACATTAACATTACTTGTACCGTTTGCAATTTGGTAAGATGTTGAGGCTGAGACTCCAGTTAATTGACTACCATTACCCAAAAAGTAACTAGCACGTACATTACCATAACTATTCCAAGTAACAACTTCACTTGTGACTGATACATTGCTACCAAATCCAAATTCTGCATTTGAGTTATCCCAACCCATAAATGCGTCAATTGCGGCACCTGAATAATAATGCAATAATTGACCTCTATCGTATCCATCATTACTAGCTAATGCACCGCCAGCAGTATTACCACCTTGTTCAATGATTGGATCTTTTACTCTGAATGTTGTTACGTTAGCATATTCAAAATTGCCAGAAACTGTTAAGTTACCGGTGATTGTAGAATCGCCGGATACTGTTAAACTTGTTAATGTACCTACACTTGTAATATTTGGCTGAGCCGCAGTATATACAGTACCTGCAATTAGTGCATTAGATACTTGTCCTGATACATTAGCGCCGGCTACTGAATTAGCGGTTGTTGCGTATGCTACTGCACCTGATACATTTGCACCGGCTACTGCGTTCGCCGTAGTAGCATATGTTGCTAAATTGACAGCACCGCTTACATTAGCACCGGCTACTGAATTTGCAGTTGTTGCGTATGCTACTGCGCCGCTGACATTTGCTCCTGCTACTGAATTAGCAGTTGCCGCAAACGACACTTCACCTGATACATTAGCACCGGCTACTGAGTTTGCAGTTGTTGCGTATGCGACTGCTCCTGTTACATTTGCACCGGTTATACTTGATAAACCACTACCATTACCACTAAAGAAATTAGCAGTAGCTAAATTACCTAAATTAGCATTACCGCTAGATATATTACCTGATACTGTTAAACTAGTTAATGTACCAACTGATGTGATATTAGGTTGAGCCGCAGTGTAAACTGTACCTGAAACTAATGCATTAGCGACTTGACCTGATACGTTAGCACCGGCTACACTATTAGCAGTTGTCGCATAAGAGACAGCACCTGAAACGTTAGCACCAGCTACTGCATTTGCAGTTGCCGCATAACTTACTTGACCAGTAACGTTAGCGCCAGTAATTGATGTTAATCCAGAACCATTTGCAACAATATTGTCTACTGTTAAAGTTTTTGTAGAAACAGTGAAGGTTAAGTTAGCACTACCCGCTAAGTTAGTACCGTCATTGTATTGAATTTGTGTAGCACTACCACCTACGTTAGCATTACCAGTACCAGCAGTCATTGAGTGCCAGCTTAGTCCACCTGAACCGTCAGTCTGTAGTACATATCCAGAACTTCCGCCGCCAATATGTAAGTTTGAAATTGAGCCTAAAGTGACGTTGGCAGTAGTTGTAAAATCAACAACTCCGGATGAATTGCTTACAGTTAATCCAGTTAAGCTTCCAAGACTTGTAATATTACTCTGTGCGCTAGCAGTAACATTAGTAGCAAGTGTAGCATTACCTACAGTTCCTACAACATTTCCGCCCTGAATATTGTAAAGTGCATTGGCGTTGCCACTGAAGAAATTAGCGATTGCCAGATTCCCTAAGTTGGCATTACCGGAATTTAAATTTCCCGTTACATTTGCGTTTGCAAACGTGAATGTATCGCTTTGGTCGATACTAAATTGTCTAATTTTTAACAGTGACATGGTTATCCCTCTTTATATCTTGTATTTATCTTAATTTTGGGTTATTACTCGGTGACTTCAATCCAATTCACAGAATCTTCATCCCAACTATAGCGTTTATCGTCTGTAGGCATTGCAACTGGGGCATCCCACTGACATGTATCTTCATTCAATACCCAGCTGTTGAATGGTTTAGGTGGTATAAAAGCATCACGAACTGAATCGTAAGTGTATCCTATACCAGCATAATTCTTTCTTAATGGTGTACCACCTAATCTGTGCTCACCACCATATGTGTTATAACTTGTTTGTACAAAAGAACTTGGTTCCCCAAACAAACCAGTATCAACTACATCTTGTTCTATAACAAGAACTCTTGTTACAATGTTGTTTTCATCTATTTGTGCAAAATGTGACATTTTAACCTATTCCTAATGTTGTAACTTCAACTAATGCTCCGTTTGGTGGTGCAGAACTGAATGTTAGAACTGCTCCACTAACAGTATATGAACTCTTTGGCTGCATAATACCCTGTACTACAGCAAAAGTAAAATTTTTATTTGACGGTGTTGCAGACAACGTAAATGCAACAGTTGTTCCGTCTCCGGTAAACTCATCTACTGCGCTACTTAATGATGCGCTATCTGCGCCCCAGCTTAGATTACCAGCTCCGTCTGTTTTTAATACATACCCAGAACTTCCACCAGTAATATGTAGATTACTAATACTTCCCAAACTTATATTAGCACCGCTAAATGCTGTATTTCCAGATACGCTTAAATTAACTAATGTACCTGTACTTGTAATATTTGGTTGTGCGGCTGTTATAACTGTACCTGCTGTTGCAGAATTCAAGTTTGCTACTTGAGTAGTTGAATTAACAGTGAATGGCGCTGTACCAGTAGTTGCAGTAGATATAAAAGTCAATCCTTTTATATTACCATATGTACCGCTAAACACTCCGTTAGTTTCAGTACCATCTACATAGTATTCAAATGCTAGGCTATCATTAGAAAATCCAAAGAATGCATGTTTATCAGTTGTCTTAAAGTAATGTACATGTATACCAATGTCTTTACCATCATCACTTGTTAATGGTGCAAGATTAGCTTGAGTATGTAACTCAATTAGCGAATCAACATAACTTACATTATTACTGTTAACTGTGATAGTAGTACCAGTAACAGTTAAATTACCAGATAATGTAGTATCACCTGATACAGTTAAACTAGTTAATGTACCAACACTAGTGATATTGGGCTGTGCTGCCGTTCTTAGTGTACCGTAAAAATAATTTGCACTTACAATATTGGCACCACTAATTGTACCGCCTGTACCGGTCGTAAACGTTGCATTGTTTGCGGCTAAATTTCCAACTACAGTTAATAGATTTGTAGCACTATTAAATGTAAGATTAGCACTAGCACCTAATACATTGGCGCTGTTAAATTGAATATAAGTGTTACTACCGGCAGCCGCCGCAACTGCACCACCACCGGATATTTGACTATCAACGTAATTTTTAGTAGCCGCATCGGATGCAATTGAAGGATCAGAAATATTCTTCAGTTGCGTTGGGGATGGGAATGAGAGCGTTGCCATTTTATGATGTAATTATAATAGATGCTACTTGACTAAAATTAGTAAAGCCCCAGACTTTATAAGCCTGCCCAGAAATAGTAGTGCTGCCAGTAACGTCCGGTGTATCTACAATATCTGATCCCAAGAATATATGTTTAAATGTATGTGATGCTGTAGTTGGTGTTGCCATCCAAAGATAATCTGTTGAAGTAGTATTGGTATTAGCATATGTAGTGCCAATAACGATATTACTTGTTCCGTGACTATCGCTTGTAGTAAACGTAGGCACACTACTACTGCTTGTTGTTTTGTAGAATAATGGATAATATTTAGTAGCCGCAGTAACTGTACCATTTACAGTAGCAGTCATTGTTCTGCTGCCAGCACCATATTGACCTGCACCATAGTAATCACTAGAAGTGATAGTATAATTCATTGTACTATCTAATGAAGTGCTAGTTCCGCTTGTTGCACCAGAACTTGTTAATGTACCAGATATACTATTAGCAGTGTTAGCATACGATACATTACCACTTGCTACTGTTGCTCCGCTTGTTGTAGTTGCATTCCAGTTAAATGTTTGATTCAAGCTCCAGTATGGGACTGATGAGCTTGGGAAAGTTCCACTCAATGCTGTTACGTTGAATGGTACAGGTTGATTGTTTGTTAAGGTTGTTCCGGTAGATGTATAAACACCTCTATTTGTAGTTAAGCTTACTGATACTGCATCTGTTGCATTAGTTTGTGTATTGGCTGCTGTTAAATATGAACTTGGAATCGTATATGTTCCATTTGCAGTGATGTTCAATGCCAATAGATTTGCACCAGTGACGTTACTACTACCAATATTAATATAATCAGTACTCTTTACACTGAAAGTTGCGTTTGCTAGACTAAATGTTACGTTAACATTCTGTGTGTTTACTGTACCAGCAATGTAATTTGCATAAGCATTCTTGCTAGTACCGCCACCATACCAAACATCTGTTGTGCTTAGTGATACAGGGCCTAACTGTGCAATTGTATATGTACCACCTGGGTAAGCTGGATCAGTATAGCTAACTGATACATCAATTGCAGAACCAGCTACGATATTAGAGATAGTAGATACGATTGCGATTCCACCGGATGATTGTAATGCAGAGCCTGCACTTACCCAACTTAGATTACCTGAACCGTCAGTACTTAATACATACCCACTTGTTCCACCAGTAACGTGTAAATTACTAACTGCACCAAGACTTACGTTAGGTCCAGTAAAGTTTACATTACCAGAGACACTTAAACTTGATAACGTTCCTACACTTGTAATATTTGGTTGACTACTTGATGTAACTGTTCCTGCTGTAGTTGCACTTGATGCCGCTACATTAGTTAATAAACCGCCATCAGCAATGATTTTATCAACTGATAGTGTTTTAGTTGTTGAATTGAATGTTAGATTTGCACTACCGGCTAAATTAGTACCATCATTATATTGAATCTGTGTAGCACTGCCACCTACATTAGCATTACCGCTTCCAGAAGATGCCGGAACCCAACTTAAATTACCTGTCCCGTCTGTGCTTAATACATATCCTGTGCCGCCGCCTGTAATCTTAATGTTAGCTACTGCATTTAAGTTGATGGGACCAGCTACAGTTAAGCTAGATAATGTTCCTAGACTTGTTACATTTGGCTGACTTGCTGTTGTTAATGTGCCTGACAAATAAGTAGCACTTACTAGATTACCACCAGACAATGAGTTTGCGCCGCCCATTGTAGTATCTAGCAATGTGCCGACTGACGTTATGTTTGGTTGCGCTGATGCTGTTACTGTTGTGGCAGAGCCACTTAGATTTCCTAAGAATACGTTAGCACGTACATTACCTAATTGATTATATGTAACAACTTCATTTGTAACTGATACATTGCTACCAAAACTGAATTCACCGTTACTATTATCCCAACCCATGAACGCATCAACGGGTGCTGTTGTATAGTAGTGTAATAACTGACCACGATCCTTTAAGTCATTGCTTGCTAAGGGTGTGCCATCAACTGCGCCACCTTGTTCAATAATCGGGTCTTTGATGTTTAGTGTAGAAACGTTAGCGTATACTAAGCTTCCATTTACGATTAGATTACCAGAAAGTGTAGCGTTGTTACCAGTAAAGTCACCGTTAACTGATAAAGATGTAAGTGTACCGACACTTGTAATATTGGGTTGACTTGCTGTTGTAAGTGTACCTTGATAGTAATTAGCAATTACTAGATTACCCAAACTAGCATTTAGTGCTGTAACATTCCCAGAACTAAAAATATTACCCTTTACACCAATGCCACCGGCTACTTTTAATGCACCTGTTACGTTACTGGTAGCGGCATCTTGACCATCGATGTCCAACACCGTATCAATTTTTGCGTTACCGTATATTCTTGTACCTGAACGTAAGAGTGCCATGCTGTTTTTTTACCTTACTTATATACTTATGATATTCCAGATACTTCGTCAAAAACTCCGGAAATTTTCAGTACACCCGTATTTAGCTGTTGCATGGCCTTACTATTTTCGGTGCCTGTGTATTCATCCAAGACATGAGCAAACACCCCGTTAGGGGTGATGCTTATATTATCTTGGCTGATTTCGCTGAACCCTATACTGTTGTCTTTGTCACAGTATAGGTTCCCTGTGTTACTCAATCTTGCCGCAATTTTAGCCATAACATCTCCAATTAATTGAAGATGAAGTCTAAACTACCTGATGTTGAGTTGAATTGAATGTAAGCCGCGCTATCTGTGTTACCGCTACCAACTGCAAAACCAACTGCTTTACCAGCATAAATGTTGCCTTCAGCAGAAATACCACCTGCAGTAGTAATTGTACCAGTAACTGCATCAGTTGCGTCTGTTGTACCTTCAGCAACGATGTTAGCAGTAGCAGTAATGTTTTGACCTTGAATATTACCTGTTGCAGTAATATAACCAGTTACATTAGCACCTGTACCAGTGATTTGAACAACTGTAGTTCCACCAGAAACCATGTTGATATTACCATCAGCAACTGGGATACTTACATTGCTTGTACCATTTACAATTCTACTTGTATCATTAGATACAAAGCTTAGGTTACCGGCACCGTCTGTTTGAATGATTTGTCCAGCAGTACCACCAGAGATATAAACATTACCAATTGCATTTAAGTTTGATGTTCCTGCAACTGTTAAGCTTGTCAATGTACCAACTGTAGTAATATTACTTTGGTTATTAGAAGATGTTGTTAATTTACCAGACAAGTAAGTAGCTGATACTAAGTTTCCACCATCAACATTACCAGCAGAAAGATTACCAGTAATATTAGCTGTAGCGTCTACGTTAATATTATGTACATTAGCTGTGTAAGTAGTAAATGTATTTGAGCTTGCATCAAATGTCAAATTAGCACTGTCTGTTAATCTGTCGGTCATTACTTCAGCAAATGTGATACGACCGCCTGTTAATGCATCAACAACAACGTTTCCTGCATTTAAAGTAGAAGTAACGTTAGCGTTACCAGTAACTGTTAATAGATTACCACCAGAGAATGTCAAATTAGCGTTGTTTACTAATTTACCACTTGCTCCAGCAAATGTAACATATGTGTCAGTTAATGTAGAAACAAATACATTTGATGTTTCAACTTTACCAGTAATGTTTGCATTACCAGTAACTGTTAGTACATTACCTCCAGTGAATGTTAGATTAGCATTATTAATTAACTTACCACTTGCTCCTGCAAATGTAACATATGTATCAGTTAATGTAGAAACAAATACGTTTGATGTTTCAACTTTACCAGTAATGTTTGCATTACCGTCAACAGTGAAGACATTACCTGTTGGGTTAAATGTAAACTTAGAACTTGCCGCAAAGTTGTTACCGCTATTGTACTGAATATAAGTATCTAAACCAGCAGCTTGTTGCAAGTCCCATGCTGTACCGTTTGCATAATATAGATTATCTGTTAAGATACCAGCTGATGGATTAGAATTATTAATTGTAATGTTACCATCAGATGTTAAGCTAGTCAATGTACCTAAACTTGTAATGTTTGGCTGACTTGCTGTTTCAATTGTACCATATAAGTGGTCTGATTTGACCGCACCACCTGTAGTTAATCCAACAAGCAAGTTTCCACTTACATATTCTAGTTTAGTACCATCATTACTTAAATCACCATATGTGGTTACTGATTTAACTGTACCATCACCAGTACCAACTCCTGTTGCTGTAAATTGAGTTCCTGGATTGCTATTAGCTGCACCTATTGTTGTGAAATCTGAACTACCTGTTGTAACGATTTCGTACTTTGTACCAGATGAGATTGCATTAGCATTTATTGTAGAACCATAATGATCCATTACGTTTGAAGCAAACTGAATAGAACCATTTGCGCCAGCAACCTTAATGTTACCAGAAATGTTACCAGAAACGTTACCTTGTAAGTCACCGATGAATTTACCAGAACCTAATGTAACATTACCTTCTGAGAACACAACACCACCAAAGTTAGCGTTGAAAGCAATCAAGTTCCCTGACAATTCTAAGTTAACACCAGTTGCATTACCAATATTAGGTGATACAAATGTTGCACTATCAGCAACCTTGATGTTACCACTCATATCATATGCTAATGTAGTTGTGTTAATCTTAGTACTGAATACTGTACCATTTAATATTAAACCAAGATTGGTGTTAGCTGTATAAGTACCTGCACCAGAGAACTGACTGAATATAATATCAGATGTATTTAAAGTAGCAACTACTTCAGTCTGTACCCAACCTGTATCACCTTGTGTGTTACCATTAACAACGAATACGAAATCACCACCCGCAAATTCTGCGGCTGAGTTAGAATCGTCAGAACGTGTTAGTGTATTAGCACCTGAATCATAGTCATAGATACCGTTTTGTGCTTTTGTTGTTTGGTCTTTAACAAGAACACGGTCACCGTTTTGTACAGTGTATCCATCAATGATTAATGGATTAGCTAAACTCTCAAATACATGAGAAATGCCGTTGTATCCTGCAATATTAGTTTTAGATGCAACTGCAACTGGCATATGAACGTGTAAACCTTGTGCAACACTATCAACATAACCTCTTGTTGCCGCATCTGTTGCATTCTGTGGAGCACCAACGTTTGTGATTGCAACACCGCTAGCGTCAATTACACCAGAACCTGTTGGAAGTAGAACAACGTCATTGTTTCCTGCACCAGCTTTAACTGTAATGTCACCAGAAACAGCTTGAACTGTATTACCTAATAGATGACTATTAGCTTGAATGTTACCGCCTGCAACAACGTTTGTTGTTGCGTTTACGTTAGTAGAATTTACTGTTGTGATATTCCCAGTAGTTGCTTCAATAACGTTTGCACCGGTAATATTTGCGGCTCCTGCCATTGCAATATTACCAGAAACTCCCAAGTTACCTGCATTATATGTTAGGTCTGCACTGTCAACTAATTTGTGGTCACCGTTTGAGAATACTAAGCGAGTATTGCCTAAACTTCTAACTGTTGCATTTTGAACGTTAGCATTTGCATTTAATTGCAAGTTATCAGTTGTAAGTGTGTTAGATGCTCTATCAAAATTCAAGTTTGCACTTGCAGTGAAATTGTTTGATCCATTGTTAAACTGAATATCACCATTAGCACCTTGTGCTTCTTGTAAGTCCCAAGCTACACCGTTTGCATATCGCAAATTATCTGTTAAGATGTTTGTTGCCGCAACATTACCTGTAACAGTCAATACTGTACCGTCAAATGTTAAGTTTGCACTATCTTTTATTTCTTTACTTGAACCAGCAAATGTTACACGACCTGCTGTTAGACTTGTTACAACAACATTAGATGCATTAGCAGTTCCGGACATTGTTGCATTAGGAACGTTAAGTGTAGCACTACTGAAAGTAAATGATGAATCATCAGTCAATGACTTGTCTGCATCAACGAATGGAACACGTGTTGATGTTAAGCTTGTAACAATAACTTCGGCTGCATTTGCAGTACCAGTCAGTGTTGCATTAGTGACTGACAATGTATTGCTTGTTGAATTGAATGTTAAGTTTGCACTGTCAATTAAAGCTTTTCCAGAGTTAGCGAAAGGAATACGTGTATCACCTAAGCTAGTAACAATGACATTGGCTGCATTTGCAGTACCAGACATTGTAACATTATCAACACTTAATGTTTTAGTGAGGTCTACGTATTGTAAATTAGCACTTCTAGTTAATCTGCTGTCACCGTTTAAGAAAGGAACAGTATGCTCTGCTAAGTCTCTGATTCTTGCACTACTTAAATTAGCAGTACCAAGATTACCTGTGCCAGTTGTTGTTAGGTCTACAAAGTGTGCAGAACCAGAAGCTTCAACATTAGCATTAGGTAATACTAAATCACCTGAATCTACTGTTAAATCACCGCTAGTATTAACTGTAACATTGCCACCTGCAGTCTCAAGTGTTACACCATTATTGTCAACTGTAACACGATTAGTATTGTCAAAATTTAACTGAGAATAATTTGCTGAGTATACTTCAACACCAAAACCAGATTTGTCGTTAACTACGTTAACTGAGTTTTGCTTGTCAAGGTTTAAGTCACCCATAATGTTAGCGTCACCAGTATTGCCGTTTAATTCAATATTAGCACCGCCAATGTTTACTGTGTTACTTGTTTTATTAAATGTGAAACCACCTGTTGCGTTTGAAGTGTTACTGTCATTGAAAACAACATCAGTATTTGCACCCGGAGCACTTGTAGAACCGCTAACGTTAGCATGTAGTGTTCCACCTACCCATAAACTACCAGCAACACCTACACCACCTGCAACAATTAATGCACCGGATGTAGTGCTTGTTGATGATGCAGTGTTTGTTAAATTAACAATACCATTTGCGTTTAAGTCCGCAATATTTGATGTTCCGGAAACTGTTAAACTTGTTTGTGTGCCTAATAATGTGATATTGCTTTGTGTTGCACCTGTAACTGTACCTGCATAGTTAGCATAGTTAGCTTGGGCGACCCAACCAGTAACATTAGCACCAGTAATATTTGCTAATAAGTCACCTTGACCAATGAAGTGATATGCTTTGACGTTACCGTAATCACCTGTTGCAATCGTAATATTACCGTCTTTTCCCGCGCCTTCGGTTGCTACTGCACCAAATTCAAACTGACCATTGGTTGTATGCCAGCCCATGTATGCTGTTGTGTCAGCACTACCATTCCAGTAGTGCATTAAAATACCACGTTCTTTATTGTCTTGTGTTGTTAGTGCCGCGCCTGCTGCTCCACCACCAAGTTCAAAGATTGGATCTTCTACTCTAGTAACTGTACTGTCAACAGAAGTTGTTGTTCCATTAACTACTAAGTTACCACTAATTGTAATATTACCTACGGATAGTGTCTGGTCAACTGTTGCGTCACCGTAAATTCTAGTACCGTCTTTTAATTTTGCCATTTTATTTTTCCTTTGTTTCTATAAAAGTTTTTTCTAGTGAATTTACACTAATTGACCCGGAATAGGTTCATCATCTAACACTTCATCAAATTCATTTTCTACTAGCAATTCACCAGTTTTAAACTGTTTCATTGCGCCGTTATAAGTTGTTGATGATGGAGTTTGAGTGTGCCAAGTCGCACCTCCTACATTTGTAACTGACTGAGTACTATTGGAGCTATCAGTTAACATACTACCGCTAGCTACAAAATTAAGTAGTAGCACTGTACTTGATCCAGAAATAGCACTTACATGTATTCCTGCACTTTGTGTTTTTGTTAATGGATTTCTTGGTGTACTGAAGTTACCAGTGTAAACAGCAACACCTTTAACAATACGAACTTGTGTAATATAGCCAGAGAAGTATCCATCTTTTACAAGATTAACTGCACCTTGACCACCGTCACTTAAATCAATTTCACCACCAATTGCTAAAGCACGTGAAGTAGTTGAATTATAAGGACTACTATCTGTAATTTTGCTTCTACCATTGATATAAACTACTACATTACCGCTATGCTTAACTAATGCAATATGATTCCATGTATTCATATTGAAAGAATATGCTCCAGAACCAATTGGGGCTCCAGAACCTTTCCAATAGTAAACTTGTCCATTCATAATTTCAACGTTGTCTCCGTCTGGAAAACACCATAGACGTTGATATGCTGTTGAAGTTGAATAGAACCAGCCTTCAATAGTGAAATCATTAGTGCCAAATTGAAAATCACCACTACCGGACAATGACAAGTATTGACTTGTACCGTTTAACTCAACTGAACCACCTGATGGGGCTTGCTGAGATAACGTGATTTCGTCTAGTTCACCGGCAAAGATATTGGTTTTTGTGATTTTGTGAGCAGATCCAGTAACTTCATCAAAGCCGGTTTCCAAATCACCAGCAGTAGTACCGGCAGTTTGAAGTGTACCATCTTGTGTTAACCTTGCTCCAATTGTTCTTGGTTGTGACATTTATTATCCTGTTTACTTAAACTTAAATTCAAAGCTATCGACTGCTGAGTTGTATCCTAAGCTACCTTTTGGAGTTGTTCCGCCGCCAGTTAGATTAATATTGCCCCCTACAGTCACATCTTTAGCTATTCCTACACCCCCTACAGTGACAATTGAGCCAGTGTCCGTGGATGTAGAGTCTGTAGTACTATTTATCTCAAGTGAGTTATTTATGGATATAGAGTTGAAATTTGCGCCATCAGCGACAAGATTTCCGGAAAAAGTAGCAGTATCAACATTGGCTTCAATTGTATACCCATTTATGTCTATATTTCCAGTTAGATAAATTGAGTCAAAACGGTTAGCACTATTACCCAAAGAATAAGCACCATTAGCATTTGGAATTAAATTGCTTGCTAGATAATTTTTGACACTTAAAACTGAAATGTTGGCTAGATTTGCTACTGTAATATTAGCTACATTAGCATTGCCCGTCGCGGCATCTAATCGTATATTACCTGTAGTAATTCCTGTTTTAACATTAAAATTCTTGTATGTCATTTTCTTATTCTTATCAATCTTTTATGTATGTAGCCAAATAATTCAACACTGTTGTACTAGAAACCATTCTAGAAGCATAGAGATTTACATTTCCACCTGATATACTTGTGCTTACACTAACAATATCAGTATCATCAGAACTGATATATCCATAAACAGTAATATAACTATCTGATCCATCGTGTATAACTAAAGCTTCTAGTGCTTCATAGGTTGTACTATTTGACACCTTTATAATATATTTAGCAGTTCTATAAGTAGCAAGTGGGAAGGTATCAATTAATGTATCAGTTGTGATAGTGATATTTGCACTGTTGCCAACAATACTACCCACTGACAATGTTCCAGGAACTTTAACAGTTGTACTAGAAGTCCCAATTGTTATATTGCTAATTGCGTACGGTGAAATACCAGTAAAGATTCCTGCCGCGCCGCTTGTTGTATTTGCGGCAATTGTAGCACCACCTAGACTTATAGCTCCATAGGTTGAGTCACCGCTTGAGTTAATATTGACTTGATTTAAGTTAGCTGTACCGCTTAACGTAGTAGCGTCTAGACCAGTTAAATAATGCCCGTTACCCAAATAATAATTTGTTCCAATGTTGATATTGCCACCAACCGACAACACGCTTGTTGTATCGTTGAACGTTAAATTAGCATTACTTGTTGCGACATTTGATCCGGAGATATAAACAATCTGTGTGTTTCCAGAACTAAAATGTAGATTACCATAAACATCATTTGCTACTAGATTACCATTAACTGTAACATTACCTGAACCGTTCGGGTCAATAACAATACTGTCATTTGTGTTTATACTACTGATTGTATTCCCGGTAATGTTTAAATTACCTAATGTAGCGTTTGAGATGCTAGAACTACTAGTAGTGCTTAATCCGATATCGCCGGTGTATCTTGCACCAGTGATGTAAATGCTCTTACCTGTGACTCCTGTACCAATTCCAGTCGGAATGTTTGTTCCTATAAAGTGTAATACACCTGACTGATAGTCAAAGTACCACTGGTCATCAAGTGCAGTTGGGCTTGTTACACCTGCAGCCGTAATCTTGTTTGCGGCAATCGTTACTTGAGTTGTCTTATTTGATCCGGTAATACCTGAGTTGGCGATGTATACGCTAACAATATAGTCAGCACCAAACTCAGGACTGATCCAATCTGTTAAGTTTGTTTTCCATGTTCTGTTGTCTGCGGCTGTAGCATCTTCTGTACACTCAACTGTAGTAGAACCTGAGTATACGGTAACAACTGAACTTGATGTTGCAATACTTCCGGGAATCAAGTCAGAACGTTGCCAAATTCTATCGCCACGAATTAGTAATGGGCTAGAAATGCTTTCTTCAAAACCCTGCTTGGCTGTTCCCAAGTCAGTCTTAGTTTTACCGTAGGCTATTTTCTTCCACAGATAGTCAACTTTTTGTGTATCAGAAATAGCCATTAACTAAAGCTCCATGATGTTATATAATCACCTGATGCTAGTGCGATACTAAACAAAACTTGATTACCTGAGTTACCCGCTGAACTTGTACTAGCTTCACCGAATGTTATTTTATATGTTGCACCTGATATTACTGATCCTGTTGGTACTACTGAACCATCAGCACATCCGCTATCATTTGCACCCGCTACACCTGCTCCAAAGTAAGCAACGTGTGCATCTAACCAACCGTTAGTTGCAAATGGTAGTGAATCTGTTACTCCTGGAACTGCAAAGCGCAAGCCAGAAATCTTACCTGTTATTGTTACACTAAAGCTACTCTTACTTGCTCTTACAAAAGCACCTCTAAAATACTGTGTACCGCTACGACCTGTAGACAAGTTGGGACCTACGGGTAAATATCCAGTTGATAAGTCAGTAGCAAAATTCTTTAATTGATTGAAACGTACAATGGCTTCGTCTGTTCCTGCAACTGTAACAGCACCAGACCACAAACTACTTGTATAATAATTAGTAGCAGTTACATATGCCGGAGTCGCGCCGCTTGCACCAGAAATTACAATACGTTTTGCTGGATTACTATTTGGAACAGCACCTACTGGGATAGTACAACTGATATTATCTTCTACAAATCCGCTAGGTGTAGCATTGAATACTTGAATCTTTTTAGTATGTGTAGCATAAGCACTTGATCCGTTGACGTTAGTTGCCAAGAACTTAATAGTCTGAACTGCGGCTACGCTAGCGACACCACCTACGTTAATTGTTTGACTACCAATTGTATATTGATTGCTACTTGTGTTACCTGTATTAGCTTTTGGTATGCCACCAGACAAGAATGTACTAGCACCATCTAAGTTACTATATGTCTTAGTCTGTGTTGCGATTACGTTTCCTGTTGTGCTTTCATCGTTTGTACCAGCTTCAATTTGGAATGGAGTGGTTGTATTCTGATATGTCTGACCAATCCAGTTATAGATATTAGCGCCAGTCAATGTGATTGTTGGGCTACCTGTGTTATAGTAAGGAATACCAGAGATATAACGATATGTCCCGTTTGTAGCGTTACTGATTGTAGCAACTGATACGTCAACTGTCGGTACACTTGTTACATCGTCTTTTACGAATTCAACAATATTTGTGTTGCCTGTTGAAGTATGACTTAGTTTAAAGTTATTAACACCCACAGTTAATGCAGAGTTTGTCTTAGAAACTTTAGCTGTAAAGCCTTTATATAATCCTGGGCTATAAATTGACACACCAAACGCAATAGCTGTCCCGGTAGCGTCTAATAAATTGTAGTCAC